AAGAAACAAAACGACCCAAACACTCCCAACAATTTGTCACGAAATCGTTGGAAATGTTCAGGCGCAAAGTCTAAAAAGTCGTAGTTACCTCAACCAGCTCTTAGTGTCTTCGCCTAGAACCTGACCCGCAACATCAATCTTGTTGCGTAGGGCTTCTAGTATTTTTTCGTCAATCGTTCCCGGCGAAACTAAATCAATATACGTTACCCTGTTCGTCTGACCAATCCGGTGCGCCCGGTCCTCGGACTGCAATCGTATCTCCAAGTCATAACTATTACTGTAATAGATGACCGTGTTAGCCTCAGTCAAAGTAATGCCATAACCGCCTGTCTTGGGCTGTCCCACAAAGAACCGCAACGGGTTTTTCGGGTCTTGGAAATCGTTAACAATCTCCTGACGTTCGTCTTGAGGTGTCTCCCCATAATAGGTTGCGACAGAATCTGGCCCGAAACGGTCGCGCAGGGTAGTTGCTATTTGTTGGAGGTCGTGTGTATACGTCGCCCAAATAATGGCTTTCCCCTGTAACTCTTCTACCACGTCCAAAAGCTCATTTAATCGGTTGTTCTTTATAAGCTGTATTGCACCATTGTCAGGCATTAAGTGACCGCAGCAAATCTGTTGAAGGCGCATGATCTGAGTTAACACGCTGGCCGTGGTCGCCAGTTCGCCACTCTCAAGCTTGGCCAACGCTAACTTTTTCATCTGCTGGTATAACTTTTCCTGTTCGGGAGTCAGTTCCACGTCGCGCCGAAGGTACACCTTGGGAGGCAGGTCTAAGCAGTCTACTTTTAGTACCCGGTTACTGAAGCTATCTAACTTTTCAGAAAGTTCGTCCAAACGACGGTAACCCATGATTTGTTGAAAACTGCGGTGCCCCATGGTCCGTTGCTGAATGTTGGCGTACCGAGCTTGAAACGCATAGTAAGAATTAAAGCCCAGCGACTTCTCTTCAAGAAACCCGCACTGACTAAATAAGTCCATTGGGCTTTTTGTAATGGGTGATCCTGTTAATATGCGGCGATACTTAGACCGTTTCCGTAAGGACATAATGCTCTTGGTCCTAGCGGCCTTGCGGTTCTTTATCGTCGTTGATTCGTCCACTATCACCATGTTGTCAGGGTTTTGATGAAGAAAAGCAGTGGCCGCGTCAGACCCCCTAACACTAGAAAAAGCTTCAACGTTTATGACAAAAATCTTTAAAAAGGGATCCTTATCAACAATGAAATCCAGAAGCTCTTCCTCGAAACGCTTAGTCTTAGCAGGGGTCCAGCGGCATATCTTGCGAGGGATGCGTTTAGGCAAATGGATAGGTATCTCACCCTTGATCCAGTTGTCATATACCCCTTTGGGCGCTATAATCAAAGCCGCTTTTAGTTTCCCCGCCTCATACAACACCGCCATCGTATCGATAGCAACCTTGGTTTTTCCCGTGCCCATTTCCATAAACAGCGCGTAGTATTCCGCAGACCACGAGTCTTCCAGCGCAACTCGTTGGTGGTCATAAGGCATAGTTTCGTAGTTATAGTCCTGCATAATTTTACTACTTTCTTGCTGTGTTAAATCCATAATATTACCCTTAAAATTGTCCTTGTTTTTTTTACAATTTAGGTTTGCCCGTCTCGGTGTATATTATAAAGAGACTCTAATTGAGTGCATTTCACCGCATTTGACGGGGCTTCGCTTATTACGAACCAAAATCAGTTCGGCATCTGGGCCAGCTCCATGCTTAAACTTTATTTATCTTTTTCTATATTAGTTGGTAAAGTGTTTTGATTGTGGCTGGCAAGGAATCGAACCTTAATATCATCTAAGTATTTACCAAATATCACAAGCCTGAATCGAACAGGAATACCGTCAAAATTTACCAAATACAACCACAATCAAAACACTCTAATTGAGTGCATTGCCTGTTTGATTTAAAGCCATTTCAACACCTCCTCAAGTTCTGGGGACTCCCACTCTTTCCAACTCATTTCTTGTTCTTCTTCACGTTCCATTTGTGCTTCCCTTAAATAGTTTGCTTTCCCACCGACACACTGCGTTAATATGCGTGTGGCGTGTAGTCGGTCTGACCATACCTATTTTTTCAATCCATCCTAGAGTTTGTAGAGAGCGTATCATTGCTCCCCAAACATTGTGGTGGTAGGGATCAGCCATCCCTTGGGCTCTGCAAAAGGCACAAATCTTACCGCCTTCAACAAAGTGGTGTTCTGAGAGATACTTAGCAGCGTTACGATAGTAACCAGCTTTCCAGTCGTCGTCTGCATGTACAAAGGCCCTGTCTATCTCAGCCTTTATAAATTCAAACCGCATTTGCGGGGTGTCTCGCTGCTTCATAAGTCATAACTCCTTGTGGCGTCTTCAGCGTCAACGATAAATAGGTTTTGTTTCGTTCGTGTTAAACCAACGTAAAACACTCTGTGCATATCATCCGGGTTAACGCTCATTTCGTTATCGGCGGCTGGACTAAGGTCAGTGAACAGCACAACGTTATCCGCCTCACCGCCTTTTGACCCGTGGATCGTGGAGGCTGTAATACGGGGTATGCCATTAAATTTCTCGCCCCGTCGCAATAGTGCCGTGATGTACGCTCGGTCCACTTCGGGCAGTTTGTCCATTGCTTCTGACCATATCATGGTCTTTTCCGCTTTCAACCCGTAGCTATCTATCAGGGTTCCCATGGTAACAAGGTCATGATCATTGATGCCGGTTAGCTTCTTATAGCCCCTTAACACTCGGGTGCCGGTAGACATAAAACTGTATATCTTACGTGCTACTTCCCCCGAGATTGCTTTGCCTTTGCGCAACTGCTCCCACCCATTAACCGCTTCAGATAGCTTCTCACTAATGCTCCTATGGCCACGGTAGTTGAACAGGTAACCACTTGACTTTAGCTCACCAGCCACCGGCTGTAGGTGATACCCGGCTTGAGCTAAGATGAGCCATGATCCTTCGGCCATGTCTAGTGCAGAGATGGTGTTGATCCGTGTGACGTTGCCTAATTCCTTTTTTGGCTCATAGCTCTTGGGGAATCGACGGGCGATACGGCGCACAACATTCTCGGCGAGGTTGTGGACCCGTTGAGGAACACGATAGGACTGAGACAAGGTTTCAGACCCACCGGGTAAGTTAATAAAGTGGTCCACGTCTGCGCCTGCCCACCGATAAATAGCTTGGTCATCGTCGCCTGCACAATACATTTTTTTAGAATGCCTGTCGATAGCGTGAGCTAGTTCCCATTGCAGTGGACTTAAATCTTGTGCCTCATCTAAGAAGCATAGATCAAAGTCAGGGCAAAAGTTATCAGCCCCTTTAACAAACTCCGCCAACATGTCCGTGAAGTCATAAAACCCCATGCTTTCTTTGTACTCTCGTAGACATTTATCAACATAGTTGACAGTGTTCCAATCGGGCTCAAGATTGCTTTGGTTGTACTGCTCTCTTAACGGGACCTTTCTTAAACGGGCTAGGTTAATCAGCCCGAGTATAGGATCGTTACTGGCAACCATAGAGGGGATGTCGTCATCAAAACTACCTGCTTTTGTCCCGCCGAGCGTGACACCTATTGACCGACTTAACTCTTTGAAGTGAGACTCTTGCATCACTTGCTCGGGTCTAATGTCTGTCATTGTTAGGGCTAGTGAGTGCAGTGTTCGGAAGTAGATTAGGTCTTTTTTAGGGTCCAGATTAAATCGAGCTGCGGCACGTTCTTCTGCTTCGTTGGCTGCTTTCCGTGTAAAGGCTAGGAAGGCAATGCGGTGCGGATGTGTACCCGCTTCTAAGGCTTCATCTACCATGTTTAACAACGTCGTAGTTTTACCTGTTCCCGGTGGTCCAAATATCCTAAACATCTGAAATCCTTTCGGCTGCTGTCATAAGTATGTCGGCCAAACCTACTGCCGAAATTTTACGGTCTTCCGTCTCCATGTCAGCTTCCATTGCAATACATTCCAACAATTCAGCAAGATGCTTATTACTCAAATCGTCTGGAATCAGGCCAAACCATGGTTTGTCTTTAAATTTGTGCATCCTTCCTTTTCTCCCTGCTATAAATCTGTTGGACTCTCTGCTTAGAGATGCCAAAGTATTTAGCGACTGCCGTCATCGTCATAAGATCATTGTCAATCATCTGAATGATCTCCGCATTACGGCGTTTGCTATATTCTTCAAAAGTTAACTCGACCATTAGAAAGGTGCTC